GACAGATCTCCAGTAACAGTACAGAAAATATATCAGATGTAGAGATCACACACATATATATGACAGCAATGGCCAACGTTGGGAAAAGGCTTTTTTAATGTGATTTTGAAGTTTTTGAAAATTTCGGGTGAGAAAAAAAAGAGGTTAGAAAAGTTAGAAAATTATAAAACAGTATTTAGATTATTGATTTATATAGATTAATTACAAATTTAAAAAGGTTAGAAAATGGTTAGATTATGGTTAGTTCTAACCTCTAAAAATGGTTAGAAGTTCTAACCTTTTATATTATTGTTTTATATATATATTTTAACTTTTATAACTTTTTTCTAACCGCTTCTAACCTTTATATGGTTAGAAATTAATTTAATAAATATCAGATACTTAAATATTAAAAACCTTTCATTTTACTGTTTCTAACCTTTTTTCAGCACTATTGTTTGAGTTGAAGAAACTTTTGATAAATCGAAAGTTGTAGGCATTCATAGAATTCCTGTTGAATTATGTAGAACTGTTTTTTTGGCATTCGGCTGTGTCATGCACCGCTACTGATGTGGCTTAGACAACCATCGGTCATGGTCACAAATCTGTTGAATATTCGACACATTTACTGGGCAGGTGAGGTGGGGGGTCAACCGCCCGGCTTGAACTGGATTCTGTACTTTTAGAAACTTTGGCCAAAAAAAAGCCCTCACACATGGAGGACTTTTATTTTCGTGAAAATACTGTGATCAGCTTTGTTTATCTGGCTTCACTTGCTGTGGCCATGCCTGGTCTAATCGTTCTGCATCAATTGCGTGTCCATCAGCTGCTGCTGCGATTGCTCCACCACGTTCTGCCATTGTTTGGAGTACGAAGTTGCAGGTCTTTCCATATTCAATGACGGCTTCATCGGTACCTGAGGACAAACGTTTGTTTGTATCACTGACCTGCTTTGACAACCGGTCAACAGCCAAAGCACTGTCACTGGCAGCAGCCAGCGCAACTTGTAAGTTTTTATTTGCATTTCGTTCTGACTCCAGAAGATCTTGTGACCATGCCTGCTCTACTTCATGCACTTCATTCGCATGTTGAGACGCAACCAAATCACGTTGGGTTTCGGCCAAAGTTTTTTGTGATTCAAGCAAATCAATTTGATGTGACTTACTTGCACAGCTGGTGACTGAAAATGCCAAAGCGATGGCCAAGGCAGCCATCACGATGAATTTCCAATTTTTAATTGCCAAAGCAATATTCATTATTGTTTTTCCTGTTTGAATTGAAGTTGATGAAACTCTTTGAAGCGGATGATCTGATCACCTGCCCATTCGTTCACTGTGTTAGCGAATAAATTTTGAAGTGGAACAATTTCGGAATACCAATAGGCTTCACGTGCTTCACTGATGGATCCGAAGCCACCTGCATTGGATGGAATGATTCCAAGAAGTTGTGGCGGTGTACGTTGGGATGCAAGAACGTCATCACGTGTGACGTTTTTAATATTTAAGAATTCATCTTTGGCAGCCAATTCACTGATTGGAATCAATTGCAAACCATCTTTTTTTCCACCAGGGGCATGAAGGAATAAATTGCGGAAGTTCCCTGGACCACGTGAATCTTTCATGGCCTGTTTTAGACCTTCCACGTCATCGTCATCAATGCCTGAATCAGTCATGTATAAGATGAAGCCGGCATGAGATCCATTGTTGTAATACTTGCGACGGAATAAAGTGGCTGATTCATTCAGCCAAACCGATTGAAGTGCAGCGATATATTCAGGCGTACCATAAATTTCTTGATCAACATCAATGCCCTTGATGTGGCAGACGGTACCAGGTTTAAAAATATGTTCTTCAAATCCATTCAGCAGCTGTAAAAATTCATCAGGATTTTTCATGCGTCTGGTGTACTTGGCCATGAGCCCATCATAGTGATGTGGTTCATTCAAACGATTGTCGATCCGTTGCAAGTAACCATTACCAAAAACCAAATAGTCAAAAGCAATGCGTTCAAACTCAGATGAACTGATCAATTTATTTGGCGTGAATGACGACACCAGTTGATTCTTTTTATAGAACACTGCAGTCGACAAATAAGGCATTGCCTTAAATGATTTTGCCAAAGCATTCATACTGATATGTGGTTCGTAATAATTGCCACACAGCCATGTTTCATAGAACTGTGATAAGTCACGGCCATTCATCACCGGTTCAGCATCACCAAATGTAAATGCCTGCACTTTGCTGTCGGACATTAGTAAATCTCCATAGAGGATTTTTTAGATTTTGTTTGGTCATCAAGGGTTAAAGGCTCATTGAATAAGGCGTGTAAAAGCGCCCATGCCAAATCACAGTGACCAACGTTTTCAGCACGTGATGCTTCAAATGTCATTTGTCTTTGTGAAGCCGTCAGTGTTTTTCTGATACCCATGAGTGAGACGGCAACGTCTGTGGATCCAGCATCAAATTCAAGACGACCTTTATTAATTACATCCATACCTTTCATAACCAGCTGATTTTTAATATCAACGCTATAATTGAATGTGGTTAGATTCGGGAAAAAGTCACGGACCAATTGCGCCACACCGGTACCCATACCAGTGGTATCAAGTCCGATATATTTGACGTTATATTTGGTCGTTAATTTTTTGATGTATTGTGCTTGGCTGGCAAAGTCCATGCCCTTGAACTGGTGATGTTCCAACAAACGGAACTTAGGATAATCAGGTTCAGGTGGTGCAATGACCACAAGCCCTGCACTGTCGCCACTTTCTGCTGGATCGTATCCAATCCATACCGGTTTATTACCAAATGGACGCAATGCCAATGGCTTAAAATCTTTGGACCATACTTCCCATGAATCGACCATGCACGGCTGAATGATCGACAGTGGAAAGACACTGTGACCATCATCAACAAATTCACACATATACAGATTGGCGAATTCTTCAGGACTGTTTTCTGCAATCAGTTCTTCAATATCGAATAGATCACAGCCTTGTCGTTCAGCATCTTGAATATTGACAATATGTCGCCACATCTTGTCGCCACACAAAGCACCGTCTCTTAAATTTGCATGACTGGTGTCGATCTCAATTCGATTTTCTTTGCTGCGACCTTTATTAAATGCGTCCCCTGTCCAGAAGGCATAGGCTTCATGGGTTTTGCTGGAAGGTGTACTGAAATAGGTCTTTTTATATTGTTTTTGGGCAGCCATTGCCGATGCCACTTTTTTCAAAGTTGCAAAGCCATGTACCCAAAAGAATTCGTCAAAATACAAATCGCCATGATATGACTGAGCTGTTTTTGCATTGGTACCCAAGAAAATCAGCTGAACGGTATTACCACAAGGCAATGTGATTGAAATTGGATCGCCTTGCAGATCCACTTCAATGGACTGCATGACAAAGTTTTTGATATACGTTTTAAAACCATGTGCCTGCGCTTTCGATGCAGACAAGAAAATCTGATTTCGACCAGTAGTAACCGCTTTGATCAATGCTTCACGTGCAAAGTAGAATGTTGCACCGATCTGACGTGATTTTAATAATGCACGGTTACGTTGTTCACGCGCACGGTACCAGACCTTTTGATATTCAAATAAGCCTTCATCAAAGTCTTCAAGAAGTTTTTCAACTTGTTCTTCAGTCAGTGCATTTGGCTGTTTTGGCTTACGTGGTCCAGCATTTCGATTTTTGAGTTTTGGATTCAGATCGGTTTCATTGCCACCGTCAGAATATTTATCGATTCTTGCCATGCGCTCCAGCTGACGCATGAGCAAATCAATTTCTTTGTAATCACCAGGTGTTTTTTTCTCAAGAATAATCAGTTTGATCAATTGAGCAGTTAAGGCTTCACCGACTCGACCAACAGGTGCATCTTTATCCCATTCATCACGTGTTTTCCAAGCATGAACATTTTTATCAGGTTCGTCGATGTGATCTGCAATCGAGCTGATTCGCCACCCCATCCAATACAAAAATTTTGCTAGAAGGCGTTTATCAAAGGTCAGATTTTGTGGGGTATTAAGTGCATTATCCATTGGCTCATTAAGCCAACACATGAGCTTTTATTCATTGCACTGATATTGTGAAATAGTGTTTATACAACCCACTTAGATTGAATGTTCTGGCTGTTCTTCCGATTCTGCTAACTACTTTAAATAGATTTTATCTATCGACATAGACACAGGATTCAGAAATGAAGAAATCCAAATTTTTCCGTGTTGCTGTTGCTGGATCCACGACTGATGGTCGCGTGATTGAAGCAACATGGATTCAACAAATGGCCAAAAATTACAATCCAGATACTTACACGGCATTGGGGAACCTAGAACATTTCCGCTCCATCAGCCCTGACAGCACATTTGGGTCGTATGCAAAAGTAATTGCATTAAAGGCCGAAGAAGTTGAAATCAATGGTGCTAAAAAATGGGCATTGTTTGCACAAGTTGATGCGTTTGATCAACTGATTGAATTGCATCAACGTGGTCAAAAGCTATTTACTTCTATCGAAGTGAATCCAAATTTTGCTGATACTGGTGAAGCATATTTGGTGGGTCTTGCATTTACAGATTCACCTGCGTCATTGGGTACTCAGATTATGGAGTTTGCATCAAAAAATCCTGAAGCAAACCCATTCGTCAGCAAAAAACAAGACAAAGACAATTTGTTCACAGCAGCTGAAGAAGCTGATCTCCAGTTTGAAGATGGCCAAGATGCACCAGCAAAAGGTCTATTTTCTAAAGTTTTGGATTGGTTGAAGCCACAACAAGAACAACAAGACAATAAAAATAAAGACCAATTCAAAGAAGTATCTGACTCACTTGAAGCAATTGCAAAAACCTTTGGTGAAAGTCAGACCAAATTGCAAAAGGTCAAAACTGAGTTTTCAGAACTTAAAACTAAGCATTCTAAATTGGAAACAGACTTCAATAATCTGAAAACCAAATTAGAAGGTGAAGAAAACCCAGGTACACCATCTGCACCTGAAAACACTGGCAACTTCTCTGAAAAAGTTGATTACTAAAATTCAAAACTTTTAAGTCAAATACTTAAAATAACTGGAAATTAAAGATGAAAAATACAACTCGTTTAAAGTACTCAGCACTTATGCTAAGTATCGCAACTGCCAACGGTGTTGCTGTTGCGTCTGACAAGTTTAATGTCGATCCTTCTATTGCTCAGAAGATGGTAGATGCACTTCAAGAGTCTTCAGCCTTTCTTCAACAAATTAATATGCAGCCAGTTGATGAGCTGGAAGGTGAAGCAATTGGCTTGACTCAAGGTTCAACCATCGCTGGTCGCTCAAACACTAAAGCTGGCACTAAACGTACACCAGTGGATCCAACTGGACTTAAGTCTAATCCATACAAATGCCACAAAACCGATTTTGACGTGGCTATTCGTTACGAAAAATTAGATGCGTGGGCTAAGTTCCCAGACTTTTACGCACGTTGGAAAAAATTTGTTGACCGTGCAATTGCTCTAGACATGATCATGATCGGCTGGAATGGTATAAGTGCTGCTGCCCAGACTGACCGCCAAGCAAATCCACTGCTTCAAGATGTAAACATTGGCTGGTTACAAAAAATCCGTACCAATGCACCTGAACGCTATATGCCTGAAGTTGTTGATGCATCAGGAAAAGTAAAAATCGGTGCAGCAGGTGATTATAAAAACTTAGATGCACTGGTTGTCGATGTTGTCAGCAACTTGATTGGTGAAATCCATCAAGATGATACGGATCTCGTTGTGATCTGTGGTCGTCAATTGCTGAATGACAAAAACTTCCCACTGGTGAATGATGCATCTGATAATACTGATACTTTGGCTGGCCAAGTATTAGTAAGTCAAAAACAAATTGGTGGTTTACCAGCAGTACGTGTTCCATTCTTCCCAGATGATGCACTACTGGTGACTTCACTAGATAACTTATCAATTTACTTCCAAGAAACTGGCAAACGTCGTCAAATTGTTGATAACTCATCACTGGATCAAGTCGAAGAATATCAATCTTCAAATGATGCGTATGTCATCGAAAACTACGAAAAAGTAGGTTTCGTGGAAAACATCGAAATTCTATAAATAGGTGAATTATGTTGAGTCCAGCTCGACGACACCTACTGAAAGCCAAGGCAGCGATTGAAGCTGCCAAGGCTGACGAATTTGGTGGTGTCCGTCCAGACGCAAGCGTCTACCAATTACAACTGACCGAACTGAAAAATGACATCCATGTTTTACGTTCAATCCAGTCTCAAGACAAACGCGCTGAAGCAAAAAAAGAATTGATTCCAAAGCTCATGCCTTATGTGTTGGGTGTCGTTCAGTCAGGCGCAAAAGTTGAACAGGATGAGGTGATCACCACCATCATGCTGTGGTGCTTTGACTGTGGCTTGTTCAATCAAGGATTAAGCCTTGCTGAATATGCTTTAGAACAGAACTTAAAAATGCCTGATTCATTTAGTCGCAGTACTGCAAGTATTGTTGCTGAAGAAATTGGCAATGCTGCTCACAAAACATATCAGGATGGCCAAGTATTTAAACTTGATGTTCTTGAAAAAGCGAACCAATTAACTGCAAATCATGATATGCACGACCAGATCCGCGCCAAATTATATTTGGCAATTGGTCGTACTTTCCTGCAGTTAGATCGTGGATCCGAAGCAGTAGCATTTATCAAAATGGCGATTGCCAAAAATGAAAATTGTGGTGGTAAAACAGATCTTAAAAAAGCTGAAAAGCTCTATAAAGAACAATTACAAAATTCACCTGAACCCATGCTGAATGCAGATGGTTCACAGGTCGTCGATGATCAAGGCAACTTGATGTTTCATCCGACGTAACGAGTGCCCCGCGCCAACCGAGGGGCAGAATTGACGATGTAATGACATTTTTATGTGTAATTACAGACTCAATTCTCCACCCCTCAACTAATTGAGAATGACAATGACCGGACTAATTGCAAACGGCAACCGCAACAATGAAGATGTTGTCATCACCAGTGAAGCATTCTTTCCCGAAATTTCTTCAAAAGCCATTCGTGAAAAATTGCGCTTTGATAGCAGTGTCACCAATGCGCGTTTAATCCCTGCAATTGAATCAGCCATTATTGAAGTGAATGATCAACTCGAATCACTCACATCAAAAGCAGCCACACTTGCTGAACTCAGCACAAAAACCATTACTTCAGGCCCCACGACAAAACCGATCACTGAAGTTTTATATTTCCGTGCCGTTGCTGCAGCTGTTGGTGCTGAACTGAATGAGCAATATCGCGCCTATGACACCACAAACAACGGTGGCCAAAAGGCTGATGAATTGACACCAACAATTGACGACTACCGTCGAGATCTGCGCTTTGCCATTCGTGATTTAAAAAAAATTCGTCGTTTGAATGTGGAGCTGGTCTAAATGAAAACTGTTTATGCCCTTCAAGATGACACTGTTGATGCTATTTGTTGGCGCAATTATGGACATTCATCTGGCGTGGTCGAAGCAGTACTTGAAGCCAATCCACATCTGTCTGCATTTGGTCCATTTCTTCCGATGGGTACCAAGGTTCAGTTACCAGAAATTCAAACACAACAAAATAAAACGCAAAGCATTCAGCTTTGGGACTGAGAACAAAAATATGGCTGAACCAACCACATCAACCACTGTCGCAATTACCGCTTCTGCAGGATTGGTATCACTCCTTCCATTCGTGAATGGTGATGCACTGTTTGGTGCCGTAATTGGTGCGGCATTTTTAGCATTTACCCAAGAATCACTGAGCTATGGAAAACGTATTTTTTCGCTCATGTTATCCGTTGCCCTAGGCTATGCCTTGGCACCTGAAATTTCAAATCGTACAGGTATAAACAGTCACACGGTGATCGCTTGTTTCACCAGTATGTTTGCTTTACCGGTATTGGTCAAAGTCATGACGTGGGTAAATAAATCCACCTTGCATGAAATTTTCACCACAACATCGAAATTCTTTTCGGCCCTATCCAACACCTTTGGAAAGGAGAATAAAAAATGATGCAACTCATGTTGTCGCCATTGGCGCAAACTATTTTTTCAATCATTGCCGTGCTGTGTTATGTGGCATGTGCATTCCGTATTTTATGCTTTGATCGCCTTCATCTGCAGTCTTGTTCATTGCGATTATTCGCAACTGTCTTGATAGGTGCTTTCTTAGCGCAAAGCATTCACATCATTTTCATTAAGGATCCAGTCACGGTATGGGATTCCATCCTTGCTGTATTCCTATTGATCTTTATTTTTCGCAGTAAAGGTAATGTTGTTTCAATGTTACGGAGTACGCCATGAGTATTTTAAAAATCGGTTCCAAAGGTCTTGCCGTCATTGAATTGCAAAAATTGCTTACTAAAGCCGGAATGACAGGCAAAAATAAAAAGCCTTTATCTGCTGATGGTGATTTTGGCGAAAACACTGAATATGCCGTCATTCAATTTCAGAAATTAAAAAACTTGAAAGTGGATGGTTTAGTTGGTGATTACACATTAAAAGCACTGCGCGGTGAAGACACCAGTAAACTTTTAAAAGAAAGTGACTTGATCGCAGGTGCTAAACGTCTAGGTGTACCGGTCATTGTGATCAAAGCGATTGCTGAAGTTGAAACCTTGGGTGAAGGTTATTTGGCAAATGGCAAGCCGAAAATCTTATTTGAACGTCATCGCATGTATTTCTATTTGAATCAGAAATTTGGCAAAACCAAAGCCAATGCTTTGATGGCCAAACATCCAAATATTGTGAACACCAAAACAGGTGGTTATCACGGTGGATCGGCTGAGTACACACGTTTAAGTCAAGCCAAACATCTTGATGAATCATGTGCATTGCAGTCTGCATCATGGGGACGTTTTCAGCTGATGGGTGAAAACTGGAAAGACCTTGGCTATAAATCTGTGCAAGATTTTGTGGCTCAACATGAACAAAGTGAAAGCCTGCAGTTTGAAGCCTTCCTTCGTTACTGTGAAACCAAGTCTGGTGAAGTGGATGACAAACGCTGGAAGCTGATCGATGCATTGCGTCAAGAAAATTGGCATGTAGTTTTTACCCTATACAACGGTAAAAACTATAAAAAACTAGGCTATGACAGCAAGTTTTTACGTGTGATGAATCGCCTCGATCCCAACTATAAGAGTGCTAAAGCAGCATGAAAAAGCCAAATCATTTAAGAGAATATTTGCTCAAGTCGATTCCTGATCTAAGCCCAGATCAGGATCGCTTACTGATTTTTGCGAATCAAGGCAGCCTGCGAAGCACAATGTCAGGTGGCTTTAGTTTTGAGCAGTCATATACGCTCGATGTCATCATCACAGATTATGCTGGTGATATTGATGTGATCGGTGTTGTGCTGTTCACATGGATTGCAGAACATCAATCTGAGCTCATGGCCAATCATGAAAAAGGCAAACAAGCCATAACATTTGAAGCAGAACTCATTGATAACAGCAAATACGATATCAACTTCCAAATCCCACTGACTGAACGTGTCGTTGTGAAAAAGAATGCCGAAGGAAAACTTGAAATGAGTTATCCATCTGAACCGCAATACACACAATTTGAACAGCCAACCAACGTCACACTGACCGACCCATCTGGTCATGAATTGGCATCATGGACCACAACTGAAAAAGAAGGTTGGTCAATGGCATTTGCACCACCAGGTAAAAATCCATGAGTAGCAATGTGCTTGACTTGGCCAATTATCTTCAGCCGTTTTTAGAACGGCTGTCGGTGGGCGAACGTGCAAGACTTTCCAAACAAATTGGACGTGATTTAAGAAAAAGTCAGGGCAAGCGTATTTCTGAACAGAAAAATCCTGATGGTTCAAGTTATACGCCACGACGTAAACGCCTACGTGAACAAAAAGGCAAAATCAAAAGAAAAATGTTCACCAAACTAAAGAACACCAGCAATTTAAAAGTACTCAGTACTGCTGATTCTATTGCCATAGGCTTTGTCGGTCGTATTGCTCGAATTGCACGTGTTCACCAGGAAGGTTTAAAAGATCGTGCAGAAAAAGGTGCACCAGATGTGGTCTATCCAAAACGTGAATTATTGGGTTTTACCGACCAAGAAATTAAATTGGTTGAAGACTTATTTCTAAAACATATCAAACTTTAAATTCTTTCATCTTGTGAAAATAGGTTTATACAACTTTACTCAGCTGAAATGTAGAAACCTATACAGCAAAGTGTTGGCATGAGCGCTGACCTTAATCGTCGTCTTGAAAATCTAATTCGTTTTGGAACCATCAAGACCATCAATCCGTCTAAACCAATTCCACGAGTCATTGTCAATCTTGGCGATATCGACACGCCTGAAATTCGCTGTCTGAATGTCCGTTCAGGTGCAGATTCCACGTGGGATATGCCATCTGAGTCAGAAGAATGTGTTGTGGTATCGCCATGCGGTGAAATTGGTCCAACAAGTTTTGTCTTGTACGGATTTTATAACGATGACCACCCTGCACCATTAGACGATCTCAATCAAAAAATCCGTATGTTTGCCGATGGCTGTGTCATTGCTTATGACGTGTCAGCCCATCATCTGTCTGCAATTTTACCAAGTGGCGGTACTGCTGTTCTGACTGCTGACGGTGGTGTCACTGTGAATGGAAATACCACCATCAATGGTGATTTAACCCTGAACGGCAATCAGACCACAAATGGCAGCACAGTCATCAGTGGCAATCACACTGTGGGTGGAAGTCAGTTGGTGCAAGGATCCAGTCATTCATCGGGTCATTTCAGCACTGAAGATGATGTCACTGCTGGTGACATTAGTCTGAAAAACCATAAAACCTCAGGTGTTCAACCTGGTTCTGGAACTTCTGGAGGACCAATTCCATGATGTCACGTGATCAAGGCGCAATGGTTGCCGATGAGTTAGATCAAATCCGTCAGTCTATCCACGATATTTTGACCACGCCAATTGGCTCACGTGTCATGCGTCGTGAATATGGTTCACTGATTCCACAACTGATTGACGCACCATTTAATGAAATTACGGCATTACAGCTTAAAGCTGCCACCGCAAATGCCATTTTGCAGTGGGAACCACGTGTCATGCCAAATTCAATTTCTTTATATGAATCTGAAGGTGGTCGTCATGTTCTTGATTTAGACCTGACCATGACTTCAAACAATCAAAACCAATCTTTAAAAATCCCATTGGACCTTGGTGCAACTTTATAAGTGATCAGTAAATGGCAAATTCAAATTTAACCGCAATTGATTTATCACAGCTGAATCCACCTGATGTGGTGCGTCAGATTGATTTTGAGACCATTTTAAAAGATGGTCTTGAAGACTTTTATCAGCGTATGGAAGACGTTCAGCCGAACTTTCCGCGTTATCTTGAGTCAGATCCAGCCATGAAGTTGGCAGAAGCATTTGCTTATCGTGAAATGTTGATTCGTAAAGAAGCCAATGAACAAGCATTGGCAGTACTGCTGGCATTTGCGAAAGACAATGATCTGGATCACAAGGCAGCTGAACGAAATTTACAACGTCGAATCATCAGCCCAGCAACAGAAAACTCACCTGAAGTGAAAGAGTCTAACGATTCTTTGCGTAAACGTGTGCAATTAGCACCCGAAGGTCAGACCACAGCCGGAAGTGAAGGTTCATATATTTTTCACGGCTTAAATGCTGATCCACGTGTCAAAGACATTTACCCTTATGCTCCTCTAGATGAAACCGGTAATCCAACTGGTATTTGCAATATTTATGTGCTTTCAAATGAAAGTGATGGTACTGCTCCAGAAGACTTACTTAATGTTGTTAGTGCTGCTTTAAATGCAAAATCAGTAAGACCTTTGACAGATAAACCCATCATTTATTCAGCTTCAATTTTAAATTACAGCATCAATGCTGAGATCTTTATTGATGAAGGTCCAGATGAAAATATTGTCTTAGACAGTTGTTATAAGGCAGCTCAAGAATATACGAAAAAAAGCCATTCATTTAATGACGGCATTTCATTATCAGGGATTTATCAAGCATTGCATCAACCTGGTGTCAGTCGTGTCAATCTGATTTCACCTGCAGGTAACATCGACACATCAATTGGCCAAGTGGCTTTCTGCACTGGCATCAATATTGTGATGGCAACTGCATGAATAAGCTTTTGCCCCCAAACTCCACCAAATTTGAAATGAATTTTGAAGCAGCATTTGCGCGTGTTTCAAATGTTGAAATCAATATTCGCAGTTTCAATGATCCAATGAATGCACCAGTTGAAGTGCTTCCTTGGTTGGCATGGGAACGTTCAGTTGATGTGTGGAATAAAAACTGGTCGGATGCACAGAAACGTCAAGTGATTAAAACATCACTATATAACCATTCGATCAAAGGAACAGTTGAATCGCTTGAAGTCGCTTTAAATTCTTTAGGCTTCCCAGTGATTGTCCAGGAATGGTTCAACATGGTTCCAGCTGGAAAACCATATACGTTCAAGCTTTATATTCAAACCAGCCAAGACAGCGTTTCAGTCACGGATTACAAAGAATTATTAAAAGTCGTTCGTGCTTATAAAAACTTACGCTCGCACCTCGTTGACACCACCGTCATGTTAGAAAGCCCATCCAATTTACAAGTCAATGCCATGACTCAAGCTGGCCATGAATCTGAATTTGTGAAGTCAGCTGGTGGTCTGCATTTAGACGGAACTTGGGCACTAGACGGTACTAAAAAATTGAATGGAGTAGATATGTAATGCCAAATATCCAAGGTCAAAAAAAGTGGTCAGAAATACGTTTGCTTGAAACGCATGAACTTGCGCGTGGTGGTATTAATGGTAACTTAAACGAACAAGCTATTGCCCTTGCTGATCGAACTGAATTTTTAAATCAGGAAAAAGCGAACAAGTCTGAAATTGTGCAAGGTGTTTTTGAATTTGCTACTTATGCTGAATTTAATTCTACTAAAGCGAATTTACCATTGAACTGTACAGTTGTTATTGGTGAAGAAAACACGACTGGTACTGGTACCTGGGGTGTTGGAAATAACAGATGGAATGGATCAACACTAACAAAAAGCAGTTTTGATCCCGTCGAACAAGCGAAGTTATATCCGAACTCAAACCCCTTGTTTAAGTCAAAATCACTCACGAATACTGATGATTTAAATAATATTCTGACTGCTGGATATTACACAGCATTTGGAAACGGTAATACACCAAGTTTAGAAAAGCATTATCCAACAACTCGACCTGGCCATTTACGAATGGATTGGGTTGCAACTGGTTCAACAGGGACAATTGGTTTTCAGTGGTACCAATCAGATTTAGGGGAAATTTATTGGCGCAATACGAATACAATAGGTTCGGCTTGGCTAGCATGGCAGCAGATTCTTAAAAAAAGTGATTTAGATTCAACCGCAATGGTTAAAACTATCGCTGATGGTACTGATTTAAATACGTTAAAGGTTCGTGGGCAATATGATATTTCTCAGGCCAAAGCATCGACGTTTCTGAACTTACCACCTCAAATGATTGAGCAAGAAAATGCCAATGGCGGTGGGACGCTAACTGTTATTAAGAATCCCAACACTTATATAACGCATCAATATTTTGATGGTTATGCGGAGTTCGGCAGTTATTTCCGTTCAATGCTGGGCAATGGCACTTGGACACCATGGATTCAATTGGGTCGTAAAGTTACAAAATATAATTACAAAGACTTAAACAACTTGTTAACTGTTGGTATTCATTCATGCGCTACTAACGTTTTGGATATATACACACATAATTACCCAGCTGCGGATCAATTTCTTGTTGAAGTCATGGTAACTGGTAATATTTATCGTCAAGTTGCTTATCAACGTGCAAACAATACAATTTGGACGCGTAGCTATTGGGGCTCAAACGGCTGGCAACCCTGGGTTAAAATTGCAAGCCAGTCAGACCTGGACTTATTAAATTCCAAAATAGATGCGAATGCAGCCAAAATTGATACAGCTCGCGCTTCCCTAATTTTAGTTGAAGCAATCCGTGCAGACATGGCGAATCCATTAAAGCCAACACGTATTAAATTGATTGGTGACTCGATCACGTGGGGGATGGGTAGTTCGGCTGGGAGCCCAATTGAACCTCGTTATGGCGACCTTTCGGATGTACGAAATACCATCGATACGTCAGTGTCAAAAACGTGGGCAAATTTACTGCGCTCGTGGATAGCAAAAGTGTATGGTGATGGTACGGTGACATCAGATTCAGCAGGCAGTGGTTATACAGTTGTACCTTCGTATACGAAATGGTCTGAAATATATAAAGATGTAAAAATGACGGCTAAAGATGGATCTATTTCATCTGAAGCATCAAAACTTAGCTTTATCTCTTATGCAGGGGTTGCTCAGTTTAACGGCTCATCAATGAATCTTTTAGGACTGAATTACAATAGTTTACGGCCTGTTGAAATGGAATTTACAGTAACATCCGATCATGCCTACATTTGTTATTCTAAACATGCAATCGGGAATGTTGGTGATTCAATAGACGTGTATGTTGATGACGTCTTCCACAGTAATTTCGTGTATTACGATGCGGTTACAGATCACAATGCTCAGTACAAAGTAAATTTTAATACTTTCGGCACGCATAAAGTTAAAATCCGGAATGTGTCTACAGGTACGTTGTCGTATGCAGTCATTTGGGGATTGCGTGTAGATAAACGTATCTATGTTGTAAACGATGGAATAATTGGTTCAACAACCAAGTCTTGGCTTGATAAAAATCTATTTGATGCATCTGTGACATCAGCAGATGATTTTGTATTCATGATGCTTGGCACCAATGATCGTGCAGCGATTGGTGGTCCGGATGGTTATTATAAAAGACTCGGTGAATGTTTAGCGAAAATCAAGGCATTGGCTCCAAGATCGCATGTAATCATTATGAGCTCAACTTTTGCTGCAAATGAAAACACTGGCACTTACAAATTTAATATGCGTGATGTTGATTCATTGTCTAGAAAATTTGCTTTCGCTAATAACCTAAAGTTTATTAGTCATTACACTTATTGCGCTCAAAAACTACTTGATGCTGAATCAATCTGGTCCGATGGATTACATCTAAATGACACCGGAAACCGACTTTATTTTGAAAATATTATTAACAACTTATTCAATAATTAATCGGTGAGAAAATGAACTACAAAACCATTTACACAGCCACTGGCCTTGCCCTCGTTTCTCAGGCCGTCAGCCAGCAACGCACCATCGAACTCACCCACTTCGCTGTGGGTGATGGCCGTGGCAACACCATTGAACCAGTCGAGTCTATGACTCAACTGGTGCGTGAAAAATATCGCGCAACCATTAACCGCATTTATCAAGACCCTGAAAACGAAAATAAATACACCGCTGAAATGATTATTCCAGTGACAGTTGAAGGCTTCGTTGTTCGTGAAATCGCATTATTTGATCGTAATGGCAATATGGTGCTGGTCGGCAATACACCTGAAGTCCATAAACCGACACTTGCAGAAGGTGTCACACAAGATTCGGTTTATCGAATTCCATTTGTCATTTCAAACCCTGAAGTACTTGAACTAAACTTTGACCCGAATGTGATCATTGCTACGCATCAATGGATCCTGAATACGCTGACACCTGCAACCATGTTTCCTGGTGGAACAAATGGTCAGGTACTCAAGAAAAAATCCAATGCCGATGGTGATACTGAATGGGCAGATGCTGGATCAGCTGAAGTATTCGTCAACACCATTGAAGAAGAACAGTCACTTGTGGCTGATCAACTCATTGTCGATCTCAGTACAACCACAACCACTGGTGCTGCTGTTTATATCAATGGCGACCGTATTACCAACAAAGCCGGTGCAGATGGCTGGCTTGCAACCACACCCACACGCATTACTTTAGGCAAAGCTTATCCTGGTGCAAAAATCCTAATCGTTCAGAATGAGCCGCTAGGTGCTGCACCCTACCCATTGGCACAGAAAAACAACTTATCAGATGTACTGAATAAACCTTTGGCACGTCAAAACTTAGGTGTTATGAGTGCAGATGAAGCCAAATTTAATGACTGTCCACCAGGCACAGTTGTCACATTGGCTTCGCAAAATATTCCGACTGGCTATCGTTTATTAAAATGTAACGGTGCAGCATATTCGCGTACTGCTTATGCGGATTTATTTGCAGCAATTGGCACATCTTATGGGGCAGGAGATGGCGTAAATACATTTAACGTGCCTGATGCACGTGGTGAATTTCCACGTTTTGCCGATGACGGTCGTGGTGTTGATGCTGGGCGTGTCGTCGGAAGTAAACAATCACAGCAAGTACTGAAGCATAAACATCACTCTTTGGGTGAAAACTATGTAAACAGCATGTGGCATTTTGGACGCTCTGCTAAAAATGGCTATTTAGGCTCAAATGGTGGTTTAGACCGAGACAACTATCTTTACTACACCAGCGATGGCACTGAATACGATGGCGACAATCCAAACCCAACTGGCACAGTGGGTAATGAAAACCGTCCACGTAACATCGCACTACTTGCCTGCATTCGATATTAAGGAATAGATAATGAATCAGATGACCGTGTATCAAACCAATTATTCTGGGCTGTTTGTCGGTGAAACGGTGGCAGATGAATCGCCACTTGAACCGGGTGTATTTGCCATCCCTGCAGGCTGTGTCGAAACTGCACCACCATCGACGTGGCCAGACGACCAATGGCCACGCTGGAACGGTTTTAAATGGGAACTCATCCAAAAGCCTGAAGTTCAGCAAGCGGTATCACCAGAAGAAAAGCTGGCTGAGTTTTTGGCACAAAATCCCGATGTCATGTCTTTAATTAACGCCAAATAGTTTGTAATTGTATAAACCTAGTTTCACAATTTCCGAAACTTAACACTGCCTTAAACTAATGCAAGCCTGTCTATTGAATTAAAACCTCCAATAACAGGCTTTTTTTATGGCAGATTATCATCACGGTCTGCGTGTCTTAGAAATTAATGAAGGCACCCGACCAATCCGAACCATTGCAACTGCTGTTCAGGGCTTAGTTGCGACTGCAGAAGATGCAGATCCACTTGTATTCCCACTGGATACACCAGTACTACTCACCAACATTCAAGCTGCTGTGGCCAAAGCTGGCACATCAGGCACATTAAAAACTGCACTTCAAGCGATGGCCAATCAAACCAACTCACTTTGTGTGGTGGTTCGTGTGGCAGCTGCTGCAGAAGAAGCTGCCCAAACTGCAAATGTCGTGGGTACAGTGACTGCACAAGGCAAATACACTGGCTTAAAAGCATTACTCACAGCCAAAACCAAGTTGGGTGTTCAGCCACGTATCATTGGCGCACCTGGTCTTGATACTCAAGCGGTAGCCACTGAACTTGCTGTCATTGCACCAAAACTTCGTGCATTTGCTTATGCCTATGCATGGGGATGTCAAACCAAAGAAGAAGTGGTGGCATATCGTGATGCATTTGCTTCACGCGAACTTATGATCATTTGGCCAAACTTTGTGGCGTTTAATGTCGATACAGCACAAACCGAAACCGTTCCAGCGGTGGCATGTGCAATGGGCTTACGTGCCAAGATCGACAATGAAATTGGCTGGCACAAAACCTTATCCAACGTTGCTGTTCAAGGTGTCACTGGTATCGATGCCGATGTCACTTGGGATCTGCAAGACCCTGCGACTGATGCTGGTTATCTCAACAGCAATCAAATCACCACGCTGATTCAACAAGATGGCTTCCGTTTCTGGGGATCACGTACTTGTTCTGACGATCCTTTATTCCCATTCGAGAACTACACACGTACTGCACAAATCATGGCAGATACGATTGCTGAAGCGCATATGTGGGCAATCGATAAACCAATGCATCCGTCATTGGTCACAGACATGATTGAAGGGATCAAGTCAAAACAGCGTGAATGGACACGTCTTGGTTATCTCATGGGTGGCGATTCTTGGTATGACCCTGAGTCAAACAGCAAAGAAACGCTGAAAGATGGTCAGCTCAATATTGACTATGACTATACGCCAGTGCCACCGCTTGAAGATCTTCGTTTCCGTCAGCGCATCACAGACAGCTATTTGGCTGATTTCGCTGCTTCGATTACAGCATAAGGAATTAACGCATGGGATTACCTAGCAAACTCAAGAACATGAACCTTTTCAATGAAGGTGAAAGTTATTTAGGTGAAATCAAAACCGTGGTTTTACCCAAATTAGGTCGTAAAACTGAAGATTACCGTGGTGGCGGTATGAATGGCACAGTCAAAACAGACATGGGTATGTCTGATGATGGCTTGGTGCTTGAATCCACATTCGGTGGTTTAGACCTGCTCACATTACGCCAGTACGGTATGGAAAAGATCGATGGCGTGTACATGCGTTTTACTGGTGCTTATCAGCGTGATGACACTGGTGAAGTCGATGCAGTCGAAGTCGTGGTTCGTGGTCGTCATGAGGAAATTGATGGCGGTGATTCTGAACCAGGTGAAGACACTGAACATAAAGTCGTGACCAACTGTGTTTATTACAAACTGACTGTAAACGGCAAAGTTGAGGTCGAAATTGACATTCTAGGCTTCAAAGAAGTGATTGACGGTGTTGATCGCTTAGCGAAGCAACGTAACGCATTAGGCATTTAAGTTTTCCTACCCTTGCATGAACAACGTTTTGTGCAAGGTTTTTTTAATTTGTCACTTTTTAGGAATGCAGCATGAATACTCAAGACCAAGACAACGTTCAAACCTTGACTGAAGATCAAGCATTGAATCAAAAAGCCATTCAAAATCCAAATGAAGAAACCGTTCAGCTCGAACAGTTCATTCAGTTTGGCGGTACCACAATTACAGAAATCAAAATTCGCAAACCGAATGTCAAAGCACTCAGCGGTGTCAGCCTGCAGGCAATCTATCAACATGATGTCAATGCATTAATCAAAGTACTTCCGCGTGTCACCACACCAGCACTAACAGCACAGCAAGTCCTTGAACTTGATCCAGTCGACTTTGCACAGCTTGGAGGTCACTTGGTCACTTTTTTGTACCCGAAGGATCTGCAGAAAGCGATCAAAGAGGAACAACAATAAAACTGGTCGATGAAGTAGATGAAGCAATTGCAAATATTGCCTGCATCTTTCATTGGCCACCCAGCGCATACGATGACATGGACATTATCGAATTGAGTAAATGGCATCACCTTGCGCTGAAGCGTCACCAAACCAACGTGTAAACGAGTCCACCAATGTCAAAACTAAAATTAGAAGTCCTATTCAACGCTACTGACAAAGTATCTGGACCCATCAAAACAATCATTGGTGGCTCAAAATCTATGGCAGCTGCCTTAAAAAAAACCAATACGGAATTAAAAGATTTAGAGTCACAGCAACGTAAGATTTCAGGCTTTCGTCAACTCACCTCTCAGTCAGAAAAGACAGCACAGTCACTGGCCAAAAACAAAGAGACGATTGCTGAATTAAAACAAGCCTTAAAAATTAATCCTGAAGCACAGGAAACCGTGACTGCTTTGGCACGTGCTGAAGCTGCACATAAACGCCTGATGGCAGTACAAAAAAGCCAAAGTAAAGAACTGACTGGCATGGCACAGGAGTTCAACAAAGCTGGCATTCAGATGGATCGGCTCAATGAAGAAGAATCGGATCTCAAAAATAAGATTCATCTGACCACCATGGAGCTGAACAAACAAAAAGAAGCCTTAGGCAAACATGAAGAAGCCCAGAAGAAATACGAAAAGATGCAGGCACGAATGGGCAAAGCCAATGAAATGGCAAAAAAAGGTCTGATGATTGCCGGTGCTGGTGCTGCATCACTAGCAGTACCAGTCAAAATTGCCATCGATTATGAGTCAGCCATGGCAGACGTGGCCAAAGTCGTGGACGGTTTAAAAGATGAAGCCGGCAAAATCACACCAGCTTATACAACCATGTCCAATCAGATCCTTGAAATGACCACACGTCTACCGATGGCAGCCAAAGACATTGCAGCCATTGTTGCTGCTGGTGCTCAGTCAGGTATTGCTAAAAATGAATTACTTGGCTTTGCTGAATCGGCTGTAAAAATGGGTGTGGCCTTTGATATTACGGCAGATCAAGCTGGTCAAAGCATGGCAGAAATGCGTGCAGCATTCAGAATGAATCAACCTGAAGTGGTTGCATTGGCAGATAAAATCAATTTATTAGGAAATACAAATAACCAGAATGCACCAAAAATTATGGAAGTCGTTCAGCGGATCGGTGCACTGGGTGAAGTTGGTGGTTTTGCTGCAAGTTCAGTTGCTGCCATGGCTGCATCTTTGACCGCTGTTGAGCCAGAAGTAGCGGCAACAGGGATCAAGAATATGATCCTTGCCTTGACCAAAGGTGAATCAGCCACCAAAGGTCAATCAGCTGCATTTAAAAAGCTTGGTCTGGATAGTGTTCAAGTATCTAAAGACATGCAAAAAAATGCCGAAGCAACTGTGGCCAAGGTCATCGAGGGCATTCAAAAACTCGAAAAACATGAACAGGTGGCGATTACCAATGAACTGTTTGGCTCTGAAGCTTTGCCTATTGTGATGCAGTATTCGCAAGGTTTGGAACTACTAAAAACCAATCTTGATGCAGTATCAAATGCCAGTAAATATGCTGGATCGATGGAAGCTGAATATGCATCACGTGCTGCAACAACAGCCAACAATATTCAATTGGCCAAGAACCACATGGCAGCCTTAGGCATCACCATTGGTAATGTTCTATTACCTGGTGTGAATTCTATGATTGGCAGCTTTAATGGTGTCATGAGTGCCGTTCAAAAATGGTCACAGGCGAACCCTGGTCTGTCATCTGGTTTAGTCAAAATTGCGATTGGTGCCATTGCCATTGTGGGTGGTCTGTCTGCCCTATCGATTGGCTTAATTGCTGTTTTTGGTCCAATGATGATGGTCGGTCGCGCATTTGGTGTAGTCGCTATGGCAGCACGTGCCATGAGCATGGCTTTACTCACCAACCCAATTACATGGATTGTACTTGCCATTGCCGGTGCTGCATTCCTGATTTATAAGAACTGGGCACCCATTTCAGCATTCTTTGTTGGCATCTGGACAACTATCAAAACAGCATTCAATGGTGGCATTCGTGGCATTTCTGCACTGATTGTCAACTGGTCCCCAATTGGTCTGTTTTACATGGCATTTGCAAAAGTACTGTCATGGTTCGGTGTAGATCTGCCTGCCAAGTTCACCGGCTTTGGTGCCATGATTTTGGAAGGACTCAAAAACGGTATTTTATCCAAGGTCAATGCCGTCAAAGATGCCATCACCGGTGCTGTCAGTGGTGTCATTGATAAAGCCAAGGGCATTCTAGGCATTCATTCTCCTTCACGTGTCTTTATGGGTATTGGTGGCTATACCATGCAAGGTATGGCCAACGGTATTGCCAATGCAAACAACTTACCAGTGGCAGCAACCACCACCGCCACGCAAGGTGTAGTCGACACAGCCGTCAAAACAAAACCAGTCAAACCAATCTCAATGGGTGGCGGATCTGCAAAGTCATTCGTCAGCAATGACACGATTAATATCACTATCCAAGCCAAAGATGGTTCTTTCGTGAAAGGTACAGCTGAAGCCTTGCGTCAAGAATTACAACGTGTAGTTCAAGAAGAACAAAACGCAAAACGTAAATTTTTAACAGACACGGAGTAAAGACACATGATGATGGCTTTGGGCATGTTCGTGTTTTCACTACGCACAGCCTCATATCAAGAATTAAAACGTGTCACCAACTGGCGACATCCGTCCAATAGTCGTGTTGGTGCTGCACCTGCTTATCAGTTTGTGGGCAAGGGTGAAGATACCATCACCCTGCAAGGGGTGATTTATCACGAGATCACCGGCAGTCGAAACACTTTGGACATCGTGCGTCAAATGGGTGACACCGGTAAAGCCTATACCCTCATTGAAGGCACAGGCAAAATTTATGGCTTGGTCATCATCAATGACCTAGAAGAAGGTAAAACTTTTTTCTTCAAAGATGGTGCAGCACGTAAAACAGAATTCACCATCAAACTGACCATCGTTCGCGACTGGCAACCGAGCATTCTGGGCACACTGGTTGGCATGGGCATTGGTGCATTGAATAGGATCTTGTAATGCTGAATCAGGTTTTGAATGTCGCAAATAACGCCATCAATGCGTACGATAAATTAACTGAATACCCAACGCCCATTTTTCGTGTTGAAGTGGATGGTGTCGATATCTCACCGCAAATGGCCACACGTTTAATGTCGCTGACAGTTAAAGATAATCGTGGCTTAGTTGTTGACACTGTAGACATTGAACTCAGTGATACCGACGGCATGTTATCTATCCCACCGAAAGGTGCAAAAATTCAGGTGTGGTTAGGTTGGTCCAATACCGGTTTATTTGATAAAGGCGTGTATAAGGTTGAATCGACTTCACATCGTGGTGCACCAGACGTGCTGTCCATTTCTGCCATGGCCAATGACGTATCTGAAGGTTTAAAACAGAAGCGTGAACGCAGCTGGAATAATCAAACCATTCAACAAATCTTTGACAAGATCGGTGATGAATATGAACTCAAAGTCATAGTTCATGAAAAATTTGCATCCAAAGTCATCAAGTACATTGCTCAGAATGAATCTGATGCCAATCTCATTACTCGAATTGCCGATGAACAGGATGCAATTGCGACAGTGAAAAATGGTCATTTGATTTTATTGCCACGTGGTGCCAGCCAAACGGTTTCAGGTTTAGCTTTGCCACGCAAAATCATCACCCGGGATAAAGGCGATCAGCACAACTATACCAATGGTACCGGTACCGACAACATCACTGGTGTCAAAGCCTATTACTATGCAGACAACAAAGCCAAAAAACTGCATGTCTTTGTAGGTGACAGTGAAGACAACTTAAAAGAAATTCGCTATGTGCATCGGGACAAGACCACTGCAGAATTGGCAGCCAATGCCGAATACAACCGCTGCAAACGTACTGCACAAAAGCTGACTTATGCTTTAGCCAAAGGAGATCCAACGCTTATCCCAGAACAGGAATTTGAGTTCAATGGATTAAAACCTGAAATTGATGACATCGTTTGGTTAGGGACCAACATCACTCATACATTAAATGACAGTGGCTTGACCACTTCGGTTGAATTAGAAGTGCAGCTGCCCGATGCAGATGACGTGTCGACCTTGTTTGAAGGCAGGGAAGAAAAAACGGAAGAAGAAAAGCAAGCCAAAAAGAAAAAACGCACAGGTAAAAATTATGCCGAATATACCGGTGTAATCGCGTATTACAGTGAAGGTGGCAAGTCCATCAAACTGACCTCTGGTGATCAGTCTAAACCTTTAAAACTTACGCATATTTATAAATCTAAAAAGACTGCGACCAATGCCTTAAAACGTGAACAGGCAAAAATTGATAAATATAAAAAATCAAAATAAAAAAAATCCCGACTCTGGGGTGAAGTCAGGATGAAATGGGTCTAATTAAAATAACGATATTCAATAACATTTACAACATAAACTTTCGATATATCGTAATTTTGTTGTATATTCGTATGAATAAATTTTGATCCAAAGGTGCAATATGTCTAGACCTTCACGTACTAAATGCCCCCATTGCGGTTCAAGTTTTCCCATCCGAAACAGTGTCGAATTAAATCCACTTTTACGACGTTTTCATGCTCAGTGTTCAAATGTTGAATGTGGCTTTACAGCACAAGGTTTTTTTCAGATTGAATTTGAACTTTCACCCTCTGGTATACCTAATCCAGAAATAAACCTCCCCCCTTCTCCACATAAAAATAAAAATTCACAGGTCTCACGTGTCTAAAAAATTCGATATCGCCCAACAAAATCAATTGGATCAAGTTCACGTGGTACCACGTGACTACAGCACACCATCACTATCTGAATGTGAACAATGCGGTAATGACATTCCACCAGAACGCCAGAAGCTGGGTGGTGTCACGCTATGTATTGAATGCAAGACCAAAGAAGAACATCATGCCAATCGTTATCGCTGATTCATCAGATCCAATCGAATGCCCCTGCCCTGAATGCACATCACAGGATTAAAAAAAATGGATAAAACAAAAATTGAGATCAACAATATAACAATTCAACATGCCAAGAAAATTATCCTGGCACACTCTAAAAAAGGCGAACGCTATATTTTGGACAATATTCAGGGATATCTCAGTGCTCACTGGGAACACACACCGACACATCAACAAATCATCGCACGTGTTTGGGATCTTGAGTTGATCAAAAGTAATTTAATCAATCAAGGTGCATATATAGACTGGGAAAATTACCAGTATGTACTTAACCACTTTGCTGAACTAAATAAAGACAATCGATCTATTTCACAAATACTCAGTCAAGGCATGAAACAAGTCGTGACAAGTTGGACAGATGCTTTTCAAGCATTAGCCGATGCATTAAAAAAGTTCGGAATTTAAGGATAAAACTATGTGGCTCTATCCATTTTTAGTTGGTGCCCTACTTGGCGTAATGTTCAGTGCTTTATTATTTCTACACACAGTAGGATGGTTTTAAAAAAACGGTTATAATAACAACAGGATGACAGCATATTGCTGGGTGTACAGGCTTGATACATTTTCAGACATCCTTTAAAGGCCCCACATGGGGCTTTTAATTTATATAGAGGGCATCCCATGAAAAAATTTATAAGTGCATTATGTGCAGCATTTCTATCTGCATGCAGCAGTACACCAGAATATAAAACAGTGGAAGTCACAGCAGATCAGTTTGGGGATAAATGGCCACTGACTGTGGATAAAGGCACCCTACACTGTGAACCACCAACGCGCATTGTATTTACCGCACCTGATGGTCAGAAGTATGGTGTTAATGGAACAGCTTCACTAGACTATGTCACGATTCTTGAAATTACCAAAGATACAGAAAATATGGGATACAAATTCAAAATGAGTCCAAATATCCTCATTGATGAAGGTATGAAGCTTTGTGAGTCAGCGAAATAATAAAAAGCCCCTTTGGGGCCTTTTATTAATCAATTAAAATATATTTACCTCTGAACAAGGGTTCTACTTTTTCAATTATTTCTTGGGCTAAAATTATTCTTTCCGGATTATTAAGCAAGTCATCTGCATAAAAAACAAAAATATGTCCTTCTTGCTTAACATCACTAATCACCAGGGTTTCATCATCTTCAATAAGCTTATCTACTTCTGCATTTACCAGTTCCAGTAATTGTTTCTTAGTTATAGCTTGCATCCTTTTACCTCTCATTTTTTATAAAGTCACTTGACGCATAAACTGATTCACTGATACAGTTTCAATACTACAGCAAAATCTGTAGTCAGGCCTAGGAAACCTGAAATATTTGATCTAAGGCGCAAATAAAGTCGCGCAAGCGGCTGTTTTTTTGCGTAAAATTCGGCTATGCCTTTTATGGCAGGCTGGATTGGGCAGCTTCGCGCTGGCCGTTACTTAGATCACGGTTTTCCTAGCCTTGTCCAGTCTGTCACCATTACCCTAGGAAAGTGATGGTTTCAGGTTTAAAACTTGATCTAAGGAAAAGCCATGACTTCATTCGCTTTAACAGCATCCCCTACCCTGAATTTAGATTGGGTTAATGTCATCAATAACCAGGTGATGACCACTTCTCATAAAGTCGCACAGGCATTTAATAAAAATCACCGCGACGTACTTCGTAAAATCTCAAACCTTGATTGTTCACCTGAATTTACATCAGCGAACTTTTGCGCTCATGTTCAAGACATCACTATTGGTAATGGTGCAAAGCGTGAATCTAAATACTACGAAATGACCAAAGATGGCTTTATGTTCCTGGTCATGGGTTTCACTGGTAAAGAAGCTGCACGCATCAAAGAAAGCTATATTAATGTCTTTAATCAAATGGCCCAGCTGCTCCAGCAACAGCAAAATACTTATCAGCCGGACATTTTGGATATGGCAGAACGTATGACCATTCCAGAAATGGCGCGCGTCACTCAACTGGATCGCATGACCATTACCCAGTTTCTGGCTCAAAACTATCAGTTAAAGGCCCAGCATTCATTAACTGAAGATGTCATGCAAACATTGCAGCAATTCTGGCTAGCAGTAAAAATCATTTCTGGGATTGTCCAGGTCAATCACAGCAGTATAGAAAATGAAATTGCTTTGAACCTGAAACATCTGTATCGGGTCGCGTCCCAACTAAAACATAAGTTACCACCCAAACAGTTTATGTTTAAAATCCTACGACTTTCAGTCAATCCATTATTTATCAAAATCCAGACTATTCATCGGTCATCAATATTTCATAAGCCTACTAAGGTATGGCGATTTAGACAGCAAATAAGCTCACCGACTGTTTCTTATTTAAATTCACCATCAAGTAAAAAATAGTGGTGTGTTTGGATTAGAAAACGTACAAAAATCCACTTTTAGACAAGTACAGCCGTTGTAGGCTTTTAAACATTCAGATTAAATAACCATAAGGCCCATAGCTGGAGGGAATATGAATACACAATCCAATAACGATGTTCACGAAGAAATTTTGATTAACCTGATTGAGTTAGATCATCGTTTAAGCTTTTTAAGCAAAGTTGAAGTTTCCAGTGGGGAAGTTTTAAAACGCGAAGAATTAAACGCTTTGTTTGGTTCATTTAGCAGGGATATGAAAAAAATTATCGATTCTTTTCAAAGTATCGTTTAAAAGAAAGCCCTCATTTTGAGGGCTTTTTTATAATTTTACGATTATTTTTTGACTAGAAGACATAATCTGTCGCACTAGGTATCTTGATGACCTTCCTCTTTTCTATCTTTTCAATACAATGTTTAGTGTTACCAAAGGAGGATAAATGTCGAACAATACCGTACACAACAATGATGACCAAAACGAAGAGACGCTAATTGAATTAATTCACTTAAAAAACTGTCTAGGTTTGATGAGTAAAATGAAAGTCCAGGAAGGTGAACAGATTGACGCAGCAGAGATCAATTCACTATTCACCACAATGCATGACCAAGTAAATAAAATAATTAAAAAATTTGAAATGTCATTGTAAAAAAAATGCCACCGGTTAGGTGGCATTTTGTGTTGCATAGGCTTTGGCCATTCCGACAAAGCCTGTTTTCGCTGTATCTGTTAAGGATCGATAAGCAGAAATTACCTGGTGTTCGTCTTCACTCAGTTCCGTAAATCTCACACCAAACGTTACATAGAACGTATCAAATCCAGCCTCCTGCAGAACCATAAGTTGATTCTGATTCAACGGATCACCTTGCTTTTCATAACGAACGATAGAACCCACTGCCACGTCCAGCAACTCTGCCACGCTTGGCTGAGTCAGTTTTAAACGTTTTCGTTCAGCTTTCAAACGTGCCCCACGCTCTAAAAACTTATCATTAATCGACATTTTTACCCACCAAAGTATTGAAACTTTCGATTTATCGTAATATTATTCAGTAATACAGTGATTCACTGATGCTCTATCAACATTTTAAGGACTTGCCATGAGTAATGTCGAAAGCAGAACAAAAGCAATCATCACACATACCACCCCGAACCGTCATCAGTTCCTGAGAGTTTGTGCAGCTGAAGCAGGAATGACGATTTCTAGCTTTACAGAAAAACTCATTTCTGAAGCTCTATCGAAAGTTGAGAAATCAGACAACCCATTTTCTGAAGCCAAAAATAAACAATAAGCCCCTGAAAAGCTTATTAGTTTACTGAAATCAAGCCAAAGGTAAACAAAATGACAACATTACAAGAACTTTGTATAAACCGAAAGAATCAACTCCAAAATCGTAATGGTACAGAAGCCTTAAGAAAACGTATAGACCATTTAAAAACTTTGTCTGGTGAAGAACGTCAACGCTTTGCTGAAAAATTAAAAGGCTATATCGAAGCCTTATTTGAACACCAAATCATTACATTCCAAGACGCAAAGGATTGGGAATGGATTGTTGAAAGCAACGTAAAGGACTTCACTAATGTCTGAAATTAAACATCGCATCATTGACCGTCTTGAAAACATGTTCAGCTTCAAGACACGTGGCGAATGGTTCCGTGAAGGGATCTGCCCACAATGCGGTAAAAAAGAACTTTATACCCATGCCCACAATCCACGTATCGTGAAATGTGGTCGTCTGGTCAAATGTGGTTATGAAGAACACGTCAAAGATATCTGTGAAGACTTATTTAAAGACTGGTCTGAATACCATCCGCAAACCGATACAAATCCAAATGCTGCAGCAGATGCATTTTTATCAGAAGGTCGTGGTTTCGATCTTAAAAACTTAATTGGTAAATACACCCAGCAGTTCTATACAGATAAAGACAGTAAAGAATCATCTGCAACTGTTCGCTTTATGCTAGATGAAAAAAACTATTGGGAACGTCTTATTGACCGACCAGAACGTTTTGGCAATAAAAAAGCACGCTTTAACTATGGCTTTAAAAATGCAGGTCAAGCATGGTCAGTACATGAACTAGATGAAATCTGCAAACTCGGTGCAACGGGTGAAGCCGTGTGGATCACCGAAGGAATCTTTGATGCCATTGCATTGAGTCAATCAGGCGTAAAAGCCATGTCATGCCTGTCATGTGTCAACTACCCTTCTCAAATGCTACAAGCCATTGCAGACCGTTGCCATGAACTAAAAATTGACAAGCCACGTTTACGCTGGTCATTTGACAATGATTCAGCAGGTAGAGGTTATACAGTTAAATGGCATGAACGTTCACGTGCCGAAGGTTGGTCATCGACTGCTGCACAGCCACCGGCAAATGGCGGTAAAAAACTCGACTGGAATGATCTGTTCCAGTGGGACAAACTCAATCCTGATCAATTCCCAAAATACAAACATTATGGTGAATTGCTCATTGCTGAAACCGCTGAAGAAGCAGGTCTTCTGATTTATAACTTTTATGAAGGTCGTCGTCACACGTTCTATTACAACCACAAATTCCGTTTGTACTGGTGGGAACTCGACTATGACAAATTCAATAAAGCAGTTCAGCACCTGGAAGACCGCAACAATGAAGCAGCTGAAAATGGTGGTCAGATTCTTACTGATAAAGAAATCCGTGCCAGTGCATTGAAGAACTGTTCAGCAGCCAAAGAAATTTGCAATGCTCAAATTGAACCGTTGTACTTCCAACGCAATGAAATCACCGATGAATCTTGGTACTACTTCAAGTTGCAAAGCCCATGGTCAGAAGCGAAAACTACATTTACTGCTGATCATATGTCGTCACGTTCTAAGTTCAAACCACGTGTTATGTCTGTGATGTCTGGTGCAATGTGGACAGGCACAGATCAGCAATTGGAAACATTCATCAAACGTGAAACTGAACGTTTACGTGAAGTCAAAACCATTGATTACATTGGTTATAGCCGTGAGTACCAAACTTATATCTTTGAAAAATATGCCGTGCATAAGGGCCAAATCATTGCCATCAATGAGCATGACTTTTTCAAAGTAAAACGTCAGGAAATTAAAACACTGGCAAGTTCACCTGCAATCACCTTAAACCCGAAAAAACAGTTTGATTCATCTTGGTGGAATGACTTCCATAGAGTCCGTGGCGCAAAAGGTATCATCGCGCTTGCATGGTGGATGGGTTCATATTTTGCTGAACAAATCCGTGCCATGCACAGCTCGTACCCATTCATGGAAATTGTCGGTGAAGCTGGTGCAGGTAAATCACGCTTAATCGAAATGATGTGGAAGTTATCTGGTCGTAAAGACTATGAAGGCTTTGACGCAAACAAATCAACCAACGTGGCTGTATATCGTAACTTTGCCCAGATTGCCAATCTTCCAGTCGTACTGATCGAAGGCGACCGTAATGATGTGAACGGTAATTCAGTGCAAAAGTCCAAATTCAGTTGGGATGAATTGAAAGATGCGTTTAACGGTCGTGCCATCCGTTCTAAAGGTTTAAAGACTGCAGGTAATGAAACCTATGAACCACCGTTTCGTGGTGCCATTCTGATTTCACAGAACACTGCAATTCAGGCTTCAGAAGCAATTTTGACACGTACTTTGCACTTGTACTTTGACCGCAAAGGACAGTCACTGGAAACCAAACGTATTGTCGATGAACTGGATCGCATGGAACTTGAAGATGCATGCACGTTTATGACTCATTGTCTGCGTAATGAAGACAAAATTTTGGAAACCTATGCGTCAAAGTTACAGTCAATTGAAGATCACTATCATGAAATTGGCATTACCCATACACGTATTGCCTTATGTCATGCACAAGTGGCAGCACTGATTGAAGCAATGGCCAAACACGTTTTACCGATTGACCTTGAAGACATGCTTGAAGCACAAGAAATGCTTGAAGACATGGCGCGTGAACGTGTTGAACAGTTGAATGGTGATCATCCTGACGTGGAAAAATTCTGGGATGTTTACGAGTACTTGCAAGGCAACCGTTCACCAGAATGGGGACTCAACCATCATGACAACGATGCTCAAACCATCGCAATCAACTTAAACGAAATCTACAAAGTAGCTGCACGAAATTATCAGCAACTGCCCGAAATCAATGAAATGAAAAAACTGCTTCGCACTTCGCGCAAGTACAAATTCATTGAAAGCAACAAACAGGTGTATTCAGACCGCTTCCCTGCAGATGACGTGGCAGCGGTTTCAAAAAGTCGTGATGTACCAGGTAAAGCTTCACGCAATGTGAAGTGCTGGATCTTTACTAATCCAAATTTAGGGGCGAGAAAATAATGGAAGCGAATAAGTATTTTCAGAAAATAGGTATTACTGGTGTTAAAGAATATTTAGTTCTAAATGGTTGGAAAAACACACCCTTTATTATTCAGCTAAAACGCTTAGTTGAGTCGCATAAGTTGGTGGAGGTTCACGGCTTAGCGCAATCAAAAGAAATTGTTAAAAATGCACCAAGTGATGATCATTTTTATTCTTGGACTTTAGGAAACTCAGGTGTCAGAGATAAAACTGTAAATATTGGTGAACTACGCAAAGCCATCGAAGATATGGAGTCTTGCTCATGAATGCTCAAACAGATAAAAGCTATTTCACCATGATCGCTGAACATCAGGACATTGCTGCACGTGTACTTCGTCTGCATGCCGTTTTAAATCAGCATCCATGCATTCAGCACATGCCGACTGAAGCCTGCATTCTGATCAATGAAATGAAAAACATTGTTGAGACTGGCAAAGCACAACCTGGTGGACTGGAAACAGCCGAACTGGGTTTTGATTCTTCCTTGCCGTTTACAGATCCTGAAGTAGTAAGTGTGCATGATTTCAATGTAGGCGACATCGTTTGGATCCCTGATGAATTCGCACGTTACAAGTTCATTGTCAGCAGTCACCAGCGTTTTGAAGTGAAGCAGGTCGTCGGCACAGATCAACTTTATGTCTGCCATATCGAAAACCCGGACATTCCATTTACCAATAACAACAAATGCTTCACGGCTCATTTCAGCCATTTTGCCAAATTTGAAGGAGAAGCATCATGCGTGGCGTAAATAAAGTAATTCTGGTCGGCACACTGGGCGCCAATCCTGAAAGCAAAAGCTTTCCAAATGGCGGCTCACTCACACAGTTTTCAATCGCAACCTCTGAAAAATGGCAAAACAAACAGTCTGGTGAATGGATTGAACAAACCGAGTGGCATCGCATTGTGGTCAAAAACCGTTTAGGTGAAATTGCCCAGCAGTACCTAAAAAAAGGTTCAAAGGTTTATATCGAAGGCAAATTAAAAACACGTCAATGGACGGATCAGAACGGCATTGAACGCTACACCACAGAAATTCAGGCAGAACAGCTTCAGATGCTCGACTCTGCACCACAAGCAAATGGTTATTAAGGGGAAGGATGATGGAAAAGAAAAAATACCAGGTGCGTATTCGTAAAGATGTAACTCTTAGCCCTGAAATTCAAGAATCACTTGCATTGCTTGGTGGTGGAACTGCTACACAAATTCAAACACTGTATGGAAACTTTGAAAACATTCATGAGGCATTTGAAAAAATGGCCAGTATGCCAGAAATGGAAGAATACGAAATTATCTCGGTCATTTTGTATGACTCGGATAACAGTGATCAACTTGGTGAAGATTATGAATGGGATGATGAAAATGACTGAAATCACATCACCTGAAATTCGTGAACTACTTAAATCAGTTGAAATTATTGCAACTCGTCCAGCACAAGCCACAGCACGTGAATTACAGCTTGCACCTGCACTGTTCGCCAAACTAATGAATTGTCGTACAGGTGGAATGATCCAAATTAAAACCATGATTGACGGTAAAGAAATTAATTTTGAGGTGGTGCCATGAATGCTGCACTGAATCAATTTGATTCAAGTTTCTTATTGGCCATGAAGTACAAGTCTCCAGTGGTCCCACTGGAGCTGGTTGTAAAGGACTTTTTACCACATCTGAACATTGAAACAGCCAAGAAGCGTGCAGCCGTTCAAGACCTGCCCTTCCCAACGTTCAAGGCAGAAGAATCGAAAAAAGCACCTTACATGGTCAACATTACAGATGTGGCACTTTGGCTGAATAAACAAAGCCAAATTTCACAACAAGATTGGAAAAACATGCACGCCTAATCGCGTGCATATAGGGTAAATCCATGCAAAATGATATTAATTGGAAAGACATTCCTGATAACCCACAAATGTTTTGTCCTAGACAAAAAATGTTCTATAAGCTCTCAGTCGATAAAAAGCGTTTATATGTTTTTGATGATGATGGTATCTGGAAGCTATCAAAACATAAAGCTGATGATTTTTTTAAATATGAAGAACCTATTTATAGTGAAGAATTTCAAAAAGAACTAGAAAGTATTACTACGTCAAAACTGAATAAGCTTTGGCTTTGGTGCAAACTTGGATCTGGAAGAAGTAAAAGACTAGCTTCATTTATTGGCTGTTCACCAACTATGATCACAAATATTTGTAATGGTAAAAAAGAATTACCAATTCAAATGATTCAAAAAGTAAGTGATTATACTGGTATTGCTCCAGTTTATTTGCGTGAAGATATTGCTGAAATCTTTGGAGTTTCTATTGATAGTCAATTACAGTCAGTTCCAATTAAGAAGCTTCGATACATGGAACGTTTATTAGAAGTGTATGGAGATAAAAAATATATTTTAGAAAGCACATAAAAATAAGCCCCTATTAAGGGGCTTCTCTAATTAATGAACAATAACAATATAATCATATATTTATTTAATTTTGCAGCTGCTCATTAAAATGGTTTAAATACTATTTTTTGCCACTTTCATGGCTTCCATAAAATCCAAACGCTCACGACGGCTTTTCAAATTCACATAACGTCTCAGACTTTCCCAAGATTCATGCAAACTGATCTGCTGCAGCTGGGGAATGGTCAAACCATCTTCAGCCAATCGGGTAATCCCTTCATGACGCAAATCATGAAAACGTAAATCTTCAATGCCGGTCATCTTGATCGCTTCACGCCAACGTGATGCAAATGATTTTGCATTCAGTGGCAACAGCACGGATGGATCTGCAGAATCTAAACGAAGCATCTGATCACGCACTTCAGGCTTCATCAATTCTTTGATGACACGTTCAGCCTGTTCAGTCACCTTAAAACTTTTATGATTGCCGGCACTGCCATTCGGATTTTTTAAATCAAAAACTTTCCATTCATGATGCACCTGGTCAAACTCATGCAGAAAAAGTCGCGTCAATTCATCTTCACGCCTGCAGGTATAGATGGCCAACCACATAATCAGATGCAAAGGCATAGACGTTTTACTGGTTTTCCAACGTTTATAGAAATAATTGGTCAGCAATTGCAGCTCATTTGATGTCGGTAAACGGTCACGTTTCTTGGATTTCGTGATCACACGTGCATTGCGAAGACCTTTCATCGCCTGTTCCAGCTCAAAAAGATTCACTTTTTCACCCCAAACCAAATCGGCATGGGTCAAAACTACCTTTAAATATTGCAAATCTTGCAGTGCAGTACTGGATTCAATCGGATCTGCACCTATCGTTGGATAACCATTGCGCCTTAAATAAGTATGATCAGTGAAATCTTTCCTGGTTAAATCTGAAATTTTGACCTGTCCGATTGGCCAATTCTTTAAAAAACGCAGTCCCATGCGTTTGGATCTGCCAAAACCCTCAACTTCATTCAAATATTTTTCCAAGGCTTCAGCCAAGGTCATACCCTTTGAAATATTGGCAGAAATCATCAGTTCAGGATTCAATTCGAGTTCATATTCTCGTTTTTTAATCCATGCATCAGCCAAGGACCTTTTACTAAACGTCTTAGACTCTGTAAAATTCGGCAGCCCTTGTCGCTTCACGCGCACCTGTGCCCTGTATTTTTTCACACCAGTGGACAGAACTCTTTCTGTAACTGTACCCATAAATTTGCACCCTGACCCAAAACCCATTTCACGGTGCAAATATGGTGCACCGAAATACTGAAATATGGGGAAATATGAGTAAAAATGCGAGTAAATGCAATATGCAAAATGTAGATAAAGCCTTGAAAAATCCACAACTTATTGATAACTCAATAAAACCTCGTATTTCCGTGGCACCGATGATGGATTGGACAACAAAAGATTATCGTTATTTTGCGCGCCTGTTTAATCCAAATGTCGTGCTCTATACCGAAATGGTCACCACAGGTGCGATTATCTATGGTGGTGCAAATCGCCATTTAGACTTCAACCAACAAGAACATCCTATTGTTTTACAACTTGGTGGCTCCAATCCGCAAGAGTTGGCGACCTGTAGCAAAATGGCGGAAGATTGGGGCTATAACGAAGTCAATTTAAATGTTGGCTGCCCAAGTGACCGTGTGCAAAATAATAAAATTGGTGCCTGTCTCATGGCAGAGCCAAATCTGGTTGCCGAATGCATTCATAGCATGCAAAAAGCAGTTTCAATTCCTGTGACCGTGAAACATCGTATCGGGATTGATGATATGCAGTCTTATGAAGAAATGCTGCATTTTGTAGATACGGTTGCTGCAACAGGTTGTACTCATTTTATCGTGCATGCGCGTATTGCGATTTTGCAAGGCTTATCACCTAAAGAAAACCGTGATGTTCCACCTTTACGTTATGACGATGTCTATCGTTTGAAGCAAGAACGCCCACACCTCACCATCGAAATTAACGGCGGCATCAAAACTTTCGAAGAAACACAGCAACATTTACAGCATATTGATGGTGTCATGATTGGTCGTGAAGCCTATCACAATCCATATCTTTTGGCCGAAATGGGACAACTGTGGAATCTGGAAGCACCTGATCGTTTCGAGATCATGCAACAGATGATGCCGTATATTCATCAACGGGTTGCTGAAGGTGCGCCCTTATCAATTATCACCCGACATATCTTGGGCCTATTCCAAAACTTGCCTGGTGCAAGGAAATGGCGTCAAGCGCTCAGCGGTGGCAATGCCAAAACGATTGCTGATATTGAAAATGCAATTCAAAATATTCAAACAGCAATGCAAAGAACCGAAGATTATCTAAAAGAGCATCAATCTTAATTGATGCTCCAAAATTGCCAACTTCATCACGGTGTGAAATATCATTTTACAAATATGAAAGATTTCTTTAAAGAGAACTTAAACCTTTTATAATTAAGATGATCTTCAAGAAATCTTCATTCAAAATTCATTATAATTCGATTAATTTGTTATATTATTACATTACATTTTAGTTTTTTTAAGATTTATCGCTTACCATGTGCTCCGTTAGAGATTCTGGCACACGTTCAGTTGTTTTGAAAATGCGGTAGAGATTCACAATGATTTATGATGTACCTTCAGTAGACCACAGTATGATTCACCCACCCTCGCAACAGGTGGTTATTCCTTATCGAGAGATGCCAAAACTGCCATCGACTTCTGAAATTGATGTGAGTAAGTTCTCTCAGAAGTTGACCAAACGTGCGTCGTATCGTAGCTCATCTCAATGTGCTAAATTCGTCAGAATCGCTTTACAATCTGCTGGTGCAAATATCGTTCAACATCCTGTTGCAGCATCAGACTGGGGACGTACCTTACAACAAATTGGTTATCAGAAAATCACCCCTGAATTTAACAACCCGCAACCAGGCGATATCTATATTATCCACCGCACCAAGAAGCACCGTTACGGACATATTGCAGGCTTTACAGGTTCACAATGGGTTTCTGACTATAAGCAAACCAGCTATGACGTCTATAAAGATCCAAATGTGACTTATAGCTATTACCGCTTAGCACCGCAATATCCTCAGGCTTAATCCATCCAACGTTTATTTAAGCTCTGATTTTATCCAATTTCTTTAAGACTTCAGCCACTGCAACCATTGCAAAGCTTGAAGTCACAACCACTGCCGAACCATATCCCCCACAGCGTAGACCAGCGCTTGGGCAAACTTCTGCGCTTGAAAATGGATTATCAATCGAATACACGCAAGTGATGCCGAATTTCTCTTTTGGCTTTTTACAAATTCCTTTCGAACGTAGTTGTGTACGTAGCTTTGCCAACATCGGATCTTGTTCTGTTTTGGATAAGTCTGCGACCCGAATCTTAAGCGGATCCAGCTTTCCACCTGCGCCACCTGAGACAATCAACGGGATTTTGTTAAAGCGACAATGCAGCATCAAAGCAAATTTGGCTTTGACATCATCAATGCAGTCTAAAATGATCGTCGGAACAGGGTTTAAAATTTCTTTGAGATTTTCAGGCGTAAGGTAGTCATCAATCACATTCACTTTCATACGTGGATTAATTTGACGGCAACGCTCAGCCATAATTTCAATTTTTTCTTGTCCTAACGTCGAGCTCATTGCTGGCAGTTGACGGTTAACATTCGATGCCGCCACCACATCCATATCAACCAAAGTGAGTTCACCAACACCCGTGCGAGCTAATGCCTCCACAGCCCAGCTCCCCACACCGCCAATACCAATCACCATGACATGGCTTTGCTCATAATGTGCAAACGCATTTTCGCCATAAATTTTTGCAACACCAGCAAAACGGCGCTCATATTCATCATTTACAGGCACATCAGTCAT